TGCATCGTTTAGAACAATGGCTGTAGCAGATGAAGTTCCTGAGAAAGTCTGAGTAGCTGTGAATGTTTGTGCAGAGTTGGTAACGGCTGTATTAGCGTTATAGGCCTGTACGTTAGTGCCGATTGCCAAACCCAAGTTAGTACGAGCAGTAGAAGCACTTGCAACATCTGACAAGTTATTGCTTGCAGTTAAGAAACCACTAGCAGTAAATGCCGCCTGACTCCAAGCCGATCCAGTCCACACATAAAGTGTAGATACTGTTGAATTCCAGTACAAAGCACCTGTAAGGAGCGCATTGCCATCGTTATCAACGCTAGGAGCAGATGTCTTAGAGCCTAAATAGCGGTCATCAAAAGAGTCGTAACTAGCCGCTGCCGCTGTTGCTGAAGAAGCCGCATTTGTTTCGCTTGTAGAGGCATTAGATGCACTTGTAGCCGCATTAGAAGCACTTGTAGCGGCATTGGAGGCAGAAGTAGCCGCAGCAGTAGTCGAACCAAAGATTGAGTCAATTTCAGTCTTTGTGTAAGCATTTGTGATGTTATAGCCTGCAATCGTTGTCGGATTAGTACCCGCTGTAGCACGACCATAAGCATCAAAAGTAACAGACTGGTAAGTTCCTGCGCTAATACCAGAAGTAGCCAAGTCAATGTTGTCAGAATTGACAACAATACGACCTGAAGATGCTGTACCTACATTCAGAGTGTTACCAGACTTAGTAAGACCATCACCTGCGGTAATCTGACCTGCACCAGAGAACTGAGCAAAGGTAACAGATGTGCTACCCAATGTACCGCCTGCATCTACTGTACAAATCCAACCAGAATCAGAATTACTTGTACCCTTCTCAACGAAGGTAAAAGCCGCAACCAACTCAGTCCATGAATCAGCATCTGTAGTGCGTGTCCATGTGCTAGATGCACACAAGTAAATACCATTCTGTGAAGCAGTAGACTGATCCTTAACCAATACTCGGTCGCCAACAGAAACTGCCACGCCATCGATTGTTTGTGTGCCAGACAATGTGATGTTCGCAGTTGTAGCTACAACCACAGAAGCCTTGGCATCAATACCTTGGGCTAGAGCATCTACATAACCCTTCGTAGCCGCATCAGAATCGTTTGTAGGGCTTGCCAAACCAGTAATGGTGGCAGACGTACCACTATCCATGTCCAATGAGCCAGAGATGGTCACATTGTTGAATGTAGAAGTACCAGAAGCCGCAGTCACATTACCAGTTACGTTACCTGTGACATTTCCTGTGACGTTACCTGTGACATTACCAGTCAAGTTACCAGTCACATTGCCTGTTACAGCACCTGTCAATGGGCCACTAAAACCTGTTGTAGCAGTTACGTTCGTGCCAGTAATAGCGGCAGCAGATGAACCACCAATCACAGCACCATTGATAGTTCCTGCGCTAATGGCGGCAGAAGCAATCGTAGCGGCAGAGCTAACAGTAAGGTTGGTAAAAGTACCCGCAGCGGCTGTAGAAGCACCAATGGTCGCACCATTGATTGTTCCACCAGTAATAGTCGCAGAACTGTTATCAGTCTTGGTCGCTATTGCTGTGGCAATATTGTTGAACTCTGTATCAATTTCAGTACCTTTAACAATCTTTAAAGGATTGCCAGGTGACAGATTGTCTTTAGACGCAAAGTTGGTTGATTTTGAATAATTTGACATGGTTTATCCTATCTTGCCTTCTTTGGCTTGAAGTTCAATTTTCTGAATTGATAACTGAGTGCCATTGATGGTGGCCTCGTAACCAGTTTGCACAATTTTACCTGCGCTTGAGGCATTGCTTGTTAATGCTTTAATTGGGATGCCGCTTGAGAAGTCTGCAATTGCATACTCGCCAATTCCATACTCGTAATACCCTTGAGGTGGAATAAAGACGTTCTCTGACTGATAAGCTCCTGAGTAATCAAAAGCCCACTTAATCGTGAGAAACTGATTCGATCCACCAATCACAACAGCCGTAATAGACTTCAAAATAGAAATCTGGTTAGGGTTTCCTAAGTCGGCATTGTTTGTGTAGTACAGGAATCGATAAGAAGACGAATCATCGAGATATCCAGTATATTTGCCGATGTAGCCTTTTTTACCAATGTACAAGTCACCATTGCGGAGTGACTTCAAACAAGTTGGAGCAATTGAGTCCCACTTCGTCACACGAGAAGCGCCATCTTGCAAAGACTGCTTGGTATCGAAACAATAAACCTGTAGTGTTTCTGGCAAAACAAGCAGATAGAACGCATCTTTTTCTGAGTAAACAGACTTCAGATTAGCCAATGTTTCACCAGCCAATGATGATGCTAAGTCAAAGCGAACATTCTTAGACAAGTCACGCAATGGTGCAGACTTCTCTTGAATAGTCCTCATCAATGAACGAACACCTGAGTCTGACAAGAAAACAACATCAGTTCCAATGCTCTGAATCGTATCCCTTGCAATACACCCAATAGAGCCTACTGTATCGCTCAAAACAAGTGATGCAGGCGTAGAAGCTCCTGAATAAACCAAGATTTGCTTCTTACCAAAGATAAACAAGAAGTCATTGTGAGCAGCCAAGCCCATCACTTCATCAGCACCATTAGGCCACACACGAGAAACATCTAGTGAACCAGAAGTGCCACCACTCCATACATGACCTGCAATCAGATCAGAGAAGTAAACAGTTGTCTTATTAGATGAAGTGCTAGCTACCCACAAGCGACCAAAGGCTGAGATGCAGATATTTGCTTGTTCAACAGTAGCTACATAACCTGATTTCTCAGAAACTCTACGATAAGTAGTTGTACTTACAGCAGGGTCGTAAATCAAAGGGTCATGCCCTGTTTGAAAGAAATATGCAATGCCATTCAGAGTCGCACATTGCCAGTTATTTGCACTAATAGTAGGGGCAGTACCTCCACCACCATAGGTCAACTCAGTCACAGCATTTGATGTGCCGAGTTTAAATATCTTGTTGTTGCCACCGAAAAGTACTGTAAGAGTTCCGTCAGTTTGAACTAACTCATGGATAACACCAACATCATTGTCACCAAGGTTTCCAGAAGAAGAGTTAACCTTTGTCCAACCTTTTCTAGCACCAATACGACCATATTGGTCAAGGATGCAGTTTGTTGCAACTAAAGCAAAGCCAGACCCTAAATCTAGGGGCGAATCTTCAGTATTCAGGCCAAAAAAGCCTGGTGCGGAAAGACTATAACTTTGTAGTTGACTAGCCATTAGACAGCCTCAAAATTGTCTTCAGGATAACGAGTGCTTTCCATTGCAATAGCATCAGCAAGCATTCCACGGAACAAAGCATAAGCCTCATTAGAGTTAGTTCCACCATCCTCACCACGCTCAATCAAAGCACGAGCATAGGCACTCTGAGTCACCAAATAGTCTAAGACTTTTACAGATGTAGAGTCTGAAGACAATGTTGCTTGAGGAACAATCACATCAAACAAGATTGTGTAAGCGCCATCAGGAATTGGGTACAAATCAATCTTTGTGTCGCCACTAGAATCTACTCCGTTGTAGCAGTATTCAGATGGGATTCCTTGAACAGGAGTCACAAAGTTCAGCTTACGATTCATGCTCGTGAAAGGAATATCACCCATCACAACATTGCTAGTTGTATTCAGAGCATCCATCACACGGAACTTTTGACCAACACCAGTCAAAGAATAAGAATGTGTGCCACCAGTAGTTGAAATTGTTACTGTTTGTGACAAGCAATTCCAAGTGTATGTGTCTTCGATCTGACGCTTGGCATCATTGACAAACTTGCCAATCAAAGAAGAATATGTTGTTTCGCCAACAGTAGATACTGTGCTTTCACGCAAGCGAATTAGCACATCGTTAACAAGTTCTAAGTAGGTCATGTTCGTTGCGCTCCATATAGCTCAAATGTAGCCAACACATTGAATGTGCTGCCAGACTCAGTAGTGACTCTAAATTGGTCGCCCTCTTCCATAACAATGTAAGAGCCATCAAACTTCAAGTAATCCTTAGACCCCATACTGTATGTAGAAAGGATGTCATAAGAAGTAGTTAAACTTGAGTCGTA